GGTCAGAGTTGTCGCCGCCGAGCGACGCCAGGTTCCGCGTGCTCGCGTTGCCCGTGAACTCGAGCCGGGCGATCTGCTCGTACAGGTTGCGCGCGATCTCCTGCAACCGTCCCTGGTCATGGATGCCTGGCACGGGCAGCGTGAGGATCTCCTCCTGCGACTGCTGCCCGCCCGGAGCAGTGCGGTTGCGGCGCGCGGCTGCGGGTGCAGTCGGCATCGGCCACTGCGCCTGAATCACGTTGTCCAGGCCGCGATGCAGCGCCGTGACCGATACGCAGCGCACGGTCTTCGGCTTCGCGTATCCGCCGAACTTGCGGCTGAAGTGCAGCTTCTGGATGTCGCGCCCGTAGACGAGACGGCGCACGTTGAACGTGGTGTTCGTGCCTGGAACGGTGCGCGGCTGCCCGTTCGCGAACGGCGTGCGCACGGTCGGGTCGAAGCCCGCGCGCGACTGATCGAAGATCGACCGCGCGGGACGGATCACGAGCGCGGTGCCACGGAAGTACGGGATCGCCCCGACGACATAGCAGAGCTGCACGATCAGATCCCAGAAGCTCATGTTGTTCGAGTCGCCCGGAAGCGACGCACGCCCGCCCGCGCGCTGCCCGCGTGCCCCACGACGATGGCGCGGGACCAGGTCCGCTGCGCTCGGCGCAGGGACAGTCTCGTTGGGCCACTCGGCAGGGTTCGTCTCGACGCTGAACTGGCCGAAGAGCAGGTTGTAGCTGAGGAGCTGCTTCACGACCGTGTTGATCGGCTGCGAGAGATCGAGCTGATCGAGGATCGTGGCGAGCACCCCGGGGGCGACGCCGATCGGTGTGTCCAGCAACGGAGCGCGCATATCGCGTCCGATGAGCGAGACCTCGGCACCGCGGTCCGCCTCATCCACGTCCCACTGGTCGACGTAGGCGACCATCACGAGCGTGTCCTGGCGCGGGTTGCCGTTCGCATCGCGCGTGCGGAGTGTGGACGCGCGCGAGCCGTCGCGTTCCGAGCGCACCATGCCCCGGGCGAAGTCTGCGTGGCTGACCGACCCGAGATGGATCTCGACGGCGCACGCCTGCACCGTCCGCGGGTCGATGGGCAGGTCGCGAAAGTCGAACGTCGCGTTGAACGTGCCCGCCTGACGATACCCGGGGAGCTCCACGGACAGGTGCTTCGGCTGGCGCGAGTAGATGAACGACGCCTGCTGCGAAGCGCGTTGCAGCATTGCCGGCTCCTGCGTCGGCTGTCCGCTGGCACCGTCCTTCGGGACCCTGACGTTGTTGTCGACAGTGTCCGGTGGCGGCGGGTTCGCGTTCGGATTCAGGCTCTCGTCGAAGTAGAGCTTGAAGTTGACCGCGCACGCTGGTCGGAAGGTCGGCATCAGGTCGCCCCCGACGTGAGTCTCGGCACGAGCACGAGCTGACCGCGCGACAGCCGTGTCCCCGAGAGTTCATTGAACACGAGCAGTGGGCGCCACTGCAGACGCGAGCCGTAGAAGCGCTCCGCCACCGTGCGCAGGTCATCTCCTTCGCGCGCCGCATACACCCCGATGAGCTGGCTCTGGAGCGTGCGCGCGAGGGCAGCGCGCCGGGCAGCGGCCGTGCGTGCAAGCGTGCGCGCAGCACGGCGCGAGGTCGCAGCGTACGCTTCCGCGGCCACGACCTTGCCCAGCGGCAACGCTGCAATAGACCCCACAGCGGGGTCGCCTCCGCTCACGAGAGCGCGGGGTGGCTGCGCGTCGAAGGTCGCTGCAACACCGCCCGCGGTCGCGACCACGTTGTTCGTGGCTGCGAACACGCGACGTGCGGAATCGGGCGGCGTGGTGACGCCGGTGTACTGGACAGCGACGGCGTTCGCAGCGTCCTTCACTGCGTCCGCGATCGACGCGAGGCCCTCGAGCAGCTCGGTGTTGAACTTCTGCGGCACCGGCATCGGCGCCTTCATCGCTGCGTTCTGCAGCTCGTTGTTCTGCCCCGTCATCAGCGCGCTGGTGTCGGCTGCGGAGTTCACCTGATCGAGCACTGCGGGAGCGGTGTGCTCGCCGAGCGAGATCCACTCGAACTCCATCGTCCATGCGCAGTCCTTCAGGTTGTGCCACTCCTGACGGAACTTCGTGAGGTAGCCGCGGCGCGTGATCTCGTTCCAGGTGACTTCGATCTCCTGCCCCTGGCGACGGATGTCGTCCATGAGCTTCACCGCAGCCATCGTGGTCGTGATCTGGTCACCGTTGACCACGAAGGGCGCCGTGTTCCCGACGTTCGGGCCGGAGAGATACATCTCCTTCCAGAAGCCGTTGATCGACGTCGTACCCTCGCTCGCGCCCAGTACGGTGCCGGTGCCCTCCGGGTTGCCCGGGTTCCACGTGATCTCGACGCGCTGGTTGCCCTCGAGCGAGAACGGCCGGTACGGCAGCGCGCGCCCTGCGAGTGTGACGAAGCGCTCGAGCCCGGTGAGCTCCCGGATCTCGAAGACTGCGGCTGTGAGGATGTTGACGTCCGTGGTCATGGCACCACCGCGTGCTGCGGTTCGAGCTGTCCGCTGAGACGACGATCAGCCGACCCTGCGATGTCGCGCGCGAACGCGACCGCGATGCGATCCGGGTCGTATCCCTCCGTGAACTTCTGCGTGATGTCGAAGCGCGAGTAGCGGAAGTCCTGCACCGTGTGCGCGCCCCCTCGCGCCTGCGGCGTGGCGTGCGCTGCATTCCGCATCGCGTGTCGTGCGGTCGCGGTGATCGCGTTGCCGAATGAGTCGACCATCTGATGGAAGCCGCGCGAGGCGTCGCCCATCCCGCCGAGCTCGGTTGTGTCTGACGGCTTCGCTTCGCGGTTCACGGAACGGTTGCGACCCGAGAGCGCCTGCTCGATCGACGTCGCCTGATTGTTGAGCAGTCGGTCGTGCGCCGAGTCCACGAGTCCGAGCGTCACCATGCTCGTCAGCGCGTCCTGCACGGCGGTGCTGACGGTCTCGCCCGACACACGCCCGCCGGTCGCGCGCGAGATCCAGTCGCCGAGGCGCGACACCCACGTGTCCAGGTTCAGCACGACCGAGGACACGGCGCTCGCGAGACCGCCGAGCGCCTGCCCTGCGAGCGAAAACGCAGGGGACAGCGCGCCGCCCACGATCGAGGCGAGTGCGCCGAAGCGCTCCCCGATTGGCCCGACGACTGTCTGCACCGTGTCCGTGAGCCCCTGCAGCGCAGGCATGGCAGCGGCGATACCCTGTTGCAGCCCCTGCCCGAGCGACTCCACGCCCGACATGACGCCCGGGAGCGCGTTCGCGACCATCGAAGCGAACGAGGTCGAGAGCTGCTCGCTCATCGACCAGAGCGGCCGCAGCGAGTCCATGAGCCCTGAGCCGACCGTCGTCATGCGGTCGAAGATCCCGACGAGCTCCTCGGTGTGATCGCGGAGCAGCGCAGTCACACTGCTCACCAGCATGCCGCCGCCCGGTCCGAGCGCGACGCGCCCTGCGACTGCCGCCATCGAGCCGAGGTGCTGCGAGGCGAAGCCTGCGACGCGACCTGCGCCCTCGCGCATGGACTCGAAGCGGCTGTGCAGCTCGCCCGCCATGTGCACCGCGCGGTTGAACCCACCGACGATCTGCTCGCTGATGTTGCGGCCGATGTCCTGGATGCGCTCCTGGTTCTGACCGAGCAGGTCGTTGATGCTGCTGAGCGCGTGCTTCGCGGCGTCGAACAGCGGTGCGGTCGCCGCGCGCGTCATCTGCGTCGCGTACTGCGAGAACGTGCCGGAGATCGCGTCCCACGTGTCGCCCATGCGATCGAGGAGCGGCTGGTAGGAACGCATGAAGGCGAGCAGGTGCTCGTGCCGTTGCTGCACGTTCATGTGATTGAACGCTTCGGCCGAGATGTGCTGCTGCCCTGCGATCGTCTGCCAGAGACGGACCTCCGCACCCGCGTGCCCTTGCAGGATGCGCATGAGGTCCATGCCTGCCTGCTGCGCGTCCTCCTGGTTCGACGCGGCGATGGCAGTCATGTGATTCGTGAAGTTCGCGATCTCGTCCATCGACCCGAACCCGGCGTTCATCGCTGCGGGCAGGGCGGTACGGAACGCTGCGATGTAGTCCTCGGCGGAGCCGGGGAGCGCGGCCGCGTCGCGGTTGATCTGATCCATCAGGCGCGCGGACTCGGACATGCCCTCCTCGAACGACCCGACGGCGCCCATCGACACCATCGTTCCGACGATCGAGTTCCGCATGCCCTCGGCCGCGGACTGCATCTCCATCATGCTGCGCGCCGCCATGCCGACGCCGGCGACGCTGAGCATGGCGGTGAGCGGAGCCGCGAGCCCGCTGAGGGAGCGAGCAGCGTTCTGCGCCGCGCCCGCCATGCTCCCCAGTGCACGCTGCGCCGACGCGATGCCGCCGACCTTGAACAGGGTCTCTACTGTCCTGGTCACGTCAGCCATCAGTCAGGGTCCTCCCGTTCGGTCCTTCGGAGATGAGGATGCGCGCGATGGCGTCGTTGAACTTCCGCAGTTCGACGATCGTGAGAGCCCGCCCCAGGGTCATCTGGGGCGGTGTGCTCCCGTAGCGCGCTGCGTATGCGATCGCGTCCCAGAGACCGTCCTCGACATCCCGCAGCTCGTCGCGGACGGTGGCGATGGCTACGAAACCTAGACCTGGATCTCGCAGCTCTCGAGAAAACCGACGGCTTCCTCGTCCTTCGCGACGTGGTGCTTGGTGTACGCACGCACGATGAGGTCCCGCATGATCGGGTCCATCTTCGCCCACTCACGCTCGGCGGTGCCGTTGAACGTGCTGACGACCATCTTCGAGCTGCCGCGCTCGATGAGTCGCAGCGATTCCTTCGCGAGCTCCTGATGGAGCGCGACCGCGCTGCCGTTGACCGCTGCGGTGCGATCGACGGCGAGCATCTGCTCTCCGGGCAGGAGCTTCACGATGCCGATCTTCGTGATGCCGTCCGCGATGGACACGAGGCCCTTCGGGATGGAGTGCACGTACATCGGACGGCTCTCGGCCGCCGGCGCTGCGGGGTTGTTGGACTGCGCTGCGAGTTCGGGATTGAGGATCGTCGTCGACATCTCAGATCACCTGCGCGTCCATGGCTTCCCACGGGAACTTGATCGTGCCGAAGTCCGAGCGCGATCCGAAGTTCATCGGGATCTCACCGGCCGAGATGTCGGGAACGACGACGCGAGCCTTCGTCCCGCCACCGAAGTTGATCGTGGCCTTGGTGTTGATCTGCACACCTGGCTCGCGACGGCGCGCCTTGTTGATGAACGCAGTGACGATGTTGAAGATCGCCTTGTTCTCGAAGTGGAACTCCTGCGATCCCGAGACGCCGCGGTAGATCGAGTCGCGACGGTCGCTCGTCTCGCCGAGGTAGCCTTCCTTCTGGATCTCGAGCTGCCAGCCCATCTCGAACGAGCGCACATCGGTCGTCGCGATCTGCGGCACGTTGTCGACAGCGAACAGGGTCTCGACTTCCTGCCCACGTACGCGGTTTGCCATGACGGTCTCTCCGGGTTGAAAAGGAAAAGGCCAGGAGGGCCTTGCGGCTGTCTCCCGGCCCTATCCGCCCTCGCAAGGGCGTGTGGTCGGCGTTGGGTCCGTATCCCAGCGAAGCGATGATACCGCCCCCTACGGGGAGCGCAAGGGCTACCGGCGGTTCGTGATGACGACGCCGGCGCCGATGCTCGTCTGAAGGACGAAGTTCTTCTGCGACTGGAGCAGCGTGACCTGGACCACGAAGACCGTGATGCCGGCCGCTGTGAGGTCCGCCGTCTGCGCGCTCGTCGGATCGACCGCGTAGTCCACGATGCGCTGCTGGGCCGGGTTGTTCGGCGACTTCAGCCCTTCGAGGAACGCGACGATCTCGCCGAACTCGGTCTCGATGAGCTGCGTCGTCTGATTGAGCTTCGAGTACGGCTTCATCGCGATCGCGATGCTGTCCTCGATGTAGTCGGCCATGCGGTCGCCCGCGATGTCGACTTCGCTCGAGACGAGGGACGTGGTGACGCCCGACTCGATCTCCGGCTGGTTCGTTCCCGGGTCGATGAACAGCGCGGCCACACCCGCTGCCTTCAGCGCGATGTAGTCGTTCATCTGCAGGTCGGGGATGCCGCGACCGTAACCCGTGACCGAAGCGAGCAGCGTCGGCACCGGCGGTGCCGTCTGGCCCGGGTTGTTCTCGGGCGGCAGGTTGGACTCGAGCGACGCGAGCCACTCGTCGAACGGCGTGTCGAGCGTGCCGTCGAGCACCGTGCTGCCGTCCGCGCCGGTGAGCGCGAAGCCGACCGCCTCGGGGATCGTCGTGGTGCAGTAGGGCCACGAGTAGTCGATGTGCTCGCTGCGGTTCGCGCCGACGCCAGGCTCGGTGTTCACGATGACCGAGCTCGTCGCCTGCACACCGAGATCCGGCGCGCAGATACCGCGGCGCGTGAGACCGGCCGCGCGTGCTGCGAGCACGTGCGCCTTGATCTTCTCGCGGATCGTGGCGCGCTTGCGCGACGCGAGCACGATCTTGATGCCGTTCGCCGGTGCCTTCTGCGAGAGCATCGCGTCGATCGCCGCCGTGTAGCGCGCGTCGAGCTGTGCGGTGCCGGCGCCGTTGTTCACATGGATGTTCGCGTCGTAGACGACGGAGTGGTTGCCAGCACCGTCACCGGTCGTCGGCGAGGTCATGCCCGTCAGGCCCGACAGCGGGTCCCACGCCGTGGCCGTGTCCGTCGACGGCACGACCGAGGGCGTGAGCGACGTGCTGATCGCGATGCTCGCGTCGATCGGGCGCACAGGCACGCTGAACCCGGACGCGGTTGCGATGGCGACGTGCTGCGAGCTGACCGCGCCCGCAGTGTCCGCCGTCGCTGCAACGTGGATGCGGTACGGCAGGTTGGTCGTCGGCGAGTTCGTCCAGTTGAAGTTCGAGCCGTCGAGCATCTCGAGTTCGAGGTGCGTGGCGTCGGTGACTGCCTGCACGCGGTAGGTGCCTGCGTTCGAGCCGAGCCCCAGCGCACCGCCGATGACGCCGAGGACGACGATGTCACCGACCTTCACGCCGTTCGCGATGAAGTTGCCGCCAGCCGACAGGAAGGTCTGGTGTGCAGCCGGACCACCGCCTGCCGTCACGCTGCCATCGACACCGGAGAGGTACGCCGCCTGCCCGCCGAATGAGAACGCGGACGCAACGCGCACGCGATGCCCGCCACCGTCGACGAACTGGCGACCTGCGGCGACCGTCGCAGCCTGCACCGGGACGATGGGCTGGGGGATCGTCGCGCTCTGGTTGGTCGGGAGGTGACGCCAGAAGCGCACGCCGTACGACGACTGCCCTGCAGTCGCGGGCGTGATGTTGTCGACCGGCACGCACACCAGGCCAGCGAACGCCTTGTTGCGGAGCGAGACGAAGCCGTTGCCCATCTCGCCGCCGAAGTTGCCGAGCAGCTCGTCGAAGCCTCCGAGCTTGTTCTGCACGTCCTGCGGCACGATGATCTGCACCGCGCGCGGGTTCGAGCTGATCTGCCCCGTCGTCGCGCTCACCTTCACCGCGTACGTGGCGTCGGCGAACTCGCCGGCGAGTCCGACGGTGCCCTGCTGGACACCGTTGATCGGCGACGGCGGCGGGAGCCGAACGATGACCGGCCCCTCGATCTGCGAGATCACATCGTTGCCCGGGTAGTACCCGTCGTAGCGTCGCACGAAAGACATCGCTCTACTCCTGCGTGGTGTTCACTCCGCGATGGCTCGCGGGAGTGCTTGAACTGTTGAACGACATAGGCACTCGCGTCTGCATACGAACGCCCGGACCCAGCACGCGCACCAAGGGCACGCGGCCCGTGAGCACGAAGACAGCCTTCCGATACCGACGCTTCGCGTCTTCTTCGGAATCAAGATAGCTCATTCCGAGCACATTGAATTCCGCAATCTGCCCGTGATAGTGCGGCAAATAAAGGCGGAAGCCGTAGAGCCACTCCACGGGATTGAATGCGTCCTCGAGCATGCCGACGACGGCCATGCGCTGCCCGGGATCCTGGCACCACAGCTCCACGGTGATCTGGAGCACGCACTCGTTGGGCAGGATGTACTGGGTGTTGGTCGCCCCGTCGGTGCGCGTCGTGGGCGTCATCGGCGACTCTTCGTCGCCGCCGTAGCTCATCGTGTCCATCGAGTACACCGCGGCAGAGGGGAACGCGAGACGCTCCTCCGCTTCGGCCCAGGTGTCGGTGACGTGCTTGAAGCGCTCGCTGCGCCCGCCGTCCCAGTCGATCGAGAGCTGCTCGATGTACTCCTGCAGACCGCGTGTCATCGCCGTGCGTGCGTCGGTCTCGCGCACGAGCGTGAACTCCGGTCCCGGCAGCGGCGCTTCGGGGCTCGTGATGAGCACGGTGCCACCGGGAGGCGGCGGTGCTTCGTTCGGGTCGCGCGTGTAGCTCATCGCCCCGCGCTCTCCGAGAGGACCTTGTCCAACTCCTTCTCGAACTCCTCGACGAAGAAGTCGGCCATCTTCCGCATCGCTTCCGGTGCGGTCATCACGTAGCGCCCCACGAGGCCGCGACGCGCAATCGCTCGAGCGATCGGGTATGCGGCAGCGCGTGCGTCCTTCTCGTCCAGCCCGAGCCGGCGCTGCGCCCAGCGTGCGATCGCCTCACGCGGGGGCACCTTGCCGGTGCGGCGACCGAGCTCGATCACGCCCGCGTACTTCGACGAGTTGTAGACCGACGCGCCCTGTGGCGACTGCCCCGTGCGCCACGCGCGCAGGTACGCACCGGTGTTGACTGCGCCGCCCGAGCCGATGCCCGAAGGGTTCGCCGGCATCGCGGTGCGGGTGCGTTGCTGCATGTACGCGACAGAGCGCATGGCGGCGGAGAGGGACGCGCGGCGCAGCACGAGGTTGAGGCGCGAGCCGAGCTTCTTCTCCAGCTTGCCGAGGTCGCCGAGGTTGACCGTGATCGCGACGGGGCCAGCCATCAGTCGCTCCCCGGCGTCCCGGTGACGCGATCGCGCTCCTCGCCTGCCTTCATCAGCGCCACCGACCACCCGAAGCGGGTCGGGTTGTAGTTCGGCACGCCGCTCACCGTGTACCGACGCTGCACCGCCATCTGCGGCAGCGGACGCGGGAAGGTGATCTCCCAGTAGAAGTTCTCGTCGCTCGGAATCGGCTCGCCCTGCGGCCCCACGCCCACGAGCTGGTCCTCCGTGTACGCCGGCGAGATGTCGGTCACACGGATGGTGCCGACTTCGTCGAGACCTGCGGACTGGAGCACCTGGTTCATCGAGTCAAGCGCCTGCACCTTCGGCGTCGGCAGGATCGGCGTCACCGAGACGACCTCTTCGGTGCCGTGGTTGCGGCGGCCACCGCTCCAGCGCGTGCGCACGAGCGACACCTGGTACGGCACGCCGCCGAGCCGCGTCCTCAGGTCGCGGATCCTGTCGGCTACGGGCGTGAGCTTCTGCACCAGCGTGTTCGCGTACTGGTCCCCGGTGAGGTTCGTGAATGGTGCGCGCGGCTTGGTCACATCCGCACCCGGCCGTTGCCGGCGCCGGCCCCGTTACGGAACCGCGCTGCGAACGGATAGAAGGGAACGCCGAGCGTGTCGCAGAGCAGGTTCGCGTAGAACACGAGCTCGCGGCGCAGCAGGTCGGGGTGCGTCTCGCCGCGCTTCGCATCGCGCAACGTCATGTCGCCCATGCGTGCTGCAACGAGGAAGTCCTGGGCCTCGACGAGCTTGCCGAAGATCAGGTTGTCGAGAATCCCGAGGATCATCTGCACGCGAGGCACAGCGATCGCCGGGACCTGGTTCATCGCCTCTTCGACAAGGAAGAGGGTCTGCATCGGAACAGCGAGACCGAATTGGAGCGAGGCGGCAGACGACGTCGAGACGTAGCCGAGATGGAACTTGACGCGGTCACGGTCCAGTGGGCTGAGCGACACGACGAATCACTACCTCCTCCAACGTCACTCGGGCATCGGCTGCAGGAGCACGCCCTGCGCGCGGAGCTGTTCGATGTCGTACGAATGGTTCGACACGATCTTGCCCTTGCGGAGCTGCGTCGACTGCCATCCCGCGTTGCCGATGCGAACGATCTTGTCGTTCAGCACTAGGTACTTCTGCTCCTTCACCGCGGGAGGCGGCGGAGGTGCAGGCGGCGGGGGCAGCGACTCCGACTTCGGAGCTTCGGGCTCGGGCGGCGGTTCGGGAGCCACGGCGGACTGCGCCATCACCGGTGTGCCGGCGGTCTCGCTCCCCATCTTCGCGAGCTCGAGCGGATCGCTGGGAGGGGTTGCGGTCGAGGGCTTCTTCGGTGCGGGTCCAGCCATGGCTTCCTTCCTTCGGACTCCTCCGCGTCTGTTCGCGCGGGGTGAAAAGGTGATGGCGGCGTCTGTGCGGATCGGTGTCTCGGTGTGACCGGCATAACCCTGCCGTGGGGAACCGAGTCTTGGTCTGCGCGTCTGCCAGGTCCGTGAAACTTGCGAGAGTCACTGCAACCCTTGAAGTGGTACGAGCGCCGAAGCGCTGACTACTTCACGCCATCGGAGACAGGGAGCGGTTCCATGGTCAATGACCAGGGTTTGCTCCCGAACAGGGTGGAGGATCGAACGCAGGAGACCAGTCCTGCACGGATCACAGCACCCAAGGGACGACCGACCATTGGCACGGTCCGGCCCCGAAGGGACAGACACAGGTCGGGTGAGTGCCGAGCTGCCTTGCCGGGCGTGCTCGAAAGAAGAACCGAAGGTTCTTCGCACTCGAAGGTGGGCCCGAAGGCCCACACACCTTGCCGGCGCTACGCGCCGGTTGAACGTACACCGCCTCCTGCGGTTTGAGCTGCGCCCGCTTTCGCTGCGCGGTCCGTATTGCATGGCAGTTCGCGCAGACAAGATCGCACTTGGCGATCTCCGCGAGAACGCGCGCATGCGTCGACCGTGCCCGCATGCTGATGTTGAACGACTTCATTTCGCCAGGCCGATGATCGAACTGCATGCACTCCGACGGAAACGTTCCGCCGCAATCCATGCACGGCTTCGCTTTCTGCTCGGCAAGCCACGCAGCCTTTTGGCGCATGTGCTTGCGCGAACGTACACGCGCGGGCGAGTCCGGGTGTGCCTCGGCGCGTGCGTTTTGCTGCGCGCGCACCTTGGAGCGATAGTCCGGGTCGGCCATCTTCCTGACCGTCCACTCGCGCATGTAGGCGTTGTATCGCAGCCGCTGATGGTAGTCCGTGAGGGACTCCCCTAGCTTCTGCGGTGACGCCGGGGCAGTGAGTGGTTGCGGACATCGTGTGTACCCGTGGTCTCCGTTACAGATCTTGCAGCCCATGCGCTGAGCTACCATGCCCAGCGCACAGACTACAAGCGTTCGTCACGCATGCACCAACGAAACAAAGCGCTTGTAGCGCGCCGCGTCGCCCGTGGCGGCGTCCGTGCGGACAGGCCAGTCGGCGAACAGCGACCACGCCATCGACACGATCTGCTGGAGGCGGTCGATCGGGGCGCGGATGATGAGCTTGATGC